AGTTAATCCTGATTCTAAGTTTAATGCATCTCCAAAAATGTTATCCCATCTTTTAGTTAGTGTGCCTAAACTGTATGTTTTATCTGTGTCAGGAATAATGTGACTACTTACATCAGCATTAAATGTAACACTGTCTGTATCTGCATCACCAGTAATAGTGTTACCGCCTACTGTTATATTTCCTGTTAAATTGACATTGCCAGCTACGTCTAGTCCTTGCTCAAAATTTGTACTCATCCTATTTCTCCTGTTACCAATATTTATCGAATTAGTCAAAGAAAAAGGAACCCAGGTTGCCCTGGGTTCCTCGTCTCCACTGTCATTCTGTGGTAACGTACTTAGCTGAAGCTTAGTGCGTTTGTTGTAACTGCGATTTTGTTTAGGTAATCTGCAGCATTACCAAGAGATGAAGCTGTGTTGCTTAGTTCTACATAACCATAACGTGTCATGAAGCTAACAACTGGCTCGAATGTATCAGGATCAAGTACTGTTCCTGAGCTCATTAGCGGTACGTATGGGCAATAGAATGCCGGTGCGTCTGATTCGCTTGAACCTTTGTAACCAACTAGGATATCGTCGTTAGCTGCATACTGGTTTACATAAACCTTCATGCTGTTGTTTAAAGTACCAACTAGTTTTGTGTTTGTTGGTGCTTCAAAAGGACCTTCAGTTGTACGTGCAAATGCTGATGTTGTAGCACTCTGTAGAACTGTTAGTACTGTTGGGCTAACAACGGCATAGTTACCAGCACCACGGCGTGTTCTTGCCGCAATGTCGTTAGCTGCTTTGTTGATTAGAACTGCAAGAGCTGCATGCTCGTCACCAACAAATGTTGCTGTACCAGATACTGCGTTTTGTGCATATGTTGCACTTGCTGTACCTGCTAGAGATGTTAAGCTACCGATGATTTCTTGATCGATTTCAGCAGTAATCTCTTGTGCTAAAGCAGCCATAATTTCTGCTTCAACGTCTAGGCCATGCATAGCTTGAGCATCTTGAGCAGCTTCAAAAGTCCAGCGAGCTGATAGCTTGCGTGATTTTGCTTCTACTGTTTGCTTCAAGATTTGGATGCTTAGTTTACGTCCAGCTTCACCTTCAAGTGCGGCTGTAGCATCTGCTTTACCTGTTCCTGCATTACCTGCATAACCGTTTGCAATCTGGAATGGGCTTAGAGCCTCATCACCAGCTGTTGCACCAGCTGCAGTTTCTGCGTAACGCACACGTAGTGTGTGGATTTGTCCAACTGGACCAGTCATTGGCTGAACACCAACAAGCTCGTTCGCGATGACTGTTGGCATCACACGGCGGATTACTGGTAGGATAACTTTATTGAGCGTTGCAACATTGCCCGCCATAGTAGCACCAGCAGTAGCACTTTCAGTAAGTGCCCTTTTAGTGTTTTCCATGACAGTTTCCATTACTGCCTTCTTGTTACCTGCCAAACCGTCAGTTAGAGCTTCTTTGGTTGCGTCCCAATTTTCAAATAGGTTTGCCATTATAAGTCTCCTTAATTAATTCCGGCTAATTTTTTCAAATTAATGATTTCGGCAGATCCAGTCTCTGACTGGGTAGCTTTTTTATCACCAGTTACCACTTTTGTGCTTTCGGTGAGCTTTGCCTTTTCTTGTTTTGAAACCGTTGCATCTTCCGATAATACGTTTGGAAGATACTTGTTGAATGCATCACGTAGTTTTTCTGTTTTTACACTTTCTAGTAATGCGCCCATGATTTCCTTTTGGTCCTTACTTAAAGGAGCCATCATTTCACTTAAAGTTGCTTTGCGATCTGTCATGTCTTTTGCAATCTTTGCTTCACGCTTGGCCTCCATAATAGCTACTTCTTTGTTAGTAATTACCTCTTTAGCTTCGTCTAATTGAGATTTTTGTTCCTCAATTTGACGTGAGAGTTTAGCAACTTGTGTGCCTTCAGCTAATGTGCTTGTCATAAACTCTGCGCTAAATGTTTCAAAGATCTTACGACCAAATTCGTTTTCTTTGGCCTTCTGAATATCCTCTTTAAGAGTTTTAAATTCTCCTACAAGAGCATTTTCAATAATCTTCTCAACTTTATCCGCAGCATTTTTAACAAAAGTTTCTTTAGCTTCAGCAATTACTTTCTTGCCTTCTGTTACCATTTTGACTTTTTGTTCAACTAGTGAACGTTTGTCTTCATGGAATTCGTTTAGCTCTTTGGTTAACTGTTCTAATACAAAATTTTCTAGCTTTCCAAAGTTTGCCTTCTGTGCTTCACGATCCTCTCTGAGTTCTGTGATTTCAGTTTTTAATGTCTGCATAATAAATTCATCAAGCAACCCTGCATGTTCCTTTACTGCTTTTTTATAAGCAACTCGGTCTCCTGCAAGTTTCGCTTTATCTTCTGCGAACTCATTAAGTTCAGACTTGATTGTGTCGTTTAACATCGCTTCCATAGCTTCTACGATTTGCGTTTTATCATTTTCATAACGTCCTGCAAATTCTTCACGTAGTTCAGCCGTAATGTCTTCACGTGCTTCTGCTAATTTAGCATTCCACGCTTCTGTAACACTTTCTTTCACTTCTTCAGACAGTACCTCAGAGCCGAGAATTTTTTCAATGTCCATTTAATCTCTCCCTAGGTCTTTAATGAAGTTGAGCACCTCAGATTTGAGGTGTTTCTGCGCCTTGGTGTCATGTCTTACTGCTCCGGCTACGTCCCAAATTGTACTTCCACGTCTGTGGTTCATAATCTGTTCATAAATTGGATCTGGATAAGCATCTGGAGCACTTGGATTAGCTACAATATCTACTGTAATAATCTCAAAATCCGATACGTTTCCACTTCCGTCGACATTGCCGCTGCCTCTTGAGCTGACACCTAGTCTAACGCCACTTTCTAGTAACGTTTTACAAATATTACCCATAGGGGTGGGTAACATCTTTAGTTTTCCGATTCCGTCATTTCCCTTCATACTCATGTTAGTAATCATATGACTAACACGATCAAGGTTAATGTTTAAATCGTCGGGGTGATCTGCTTCACCTAAAACAGTGTTTCCGTTTTTAATTTTTTCTTGCAGTGAATTTACTGCATTGGAAATTTCACTTACTGGATACACACGTTGATTCTGGTTTTTCACACCACCCTGAATAAAAATACCTTCCATGTAAAGACTCTTACTACCGTCACGTTCTTCAACGCTTTCAGTAGTAACATGTGCATTACCTGGTTGGATTACTTCTCTCAGTGGTGTAAACATAGTGCCTTACCCCTTCACCGCACGAGGTTCGCCGGCTTCTTGTGGACCGTCTACACCCATTGGTTTTGCAGCTGGAGCACTACCACCTGACTCTTCAGAACCTGCAATATCTACAGCTTTTCCGCCCATGTCTTCACCTGGACCTACTGGTGATTTTGCCGCACTGTCTGCGCCGTCAGCGTGAGTTACACTAACTGCTTTCATATCAGCACGTTCTTCTAGTTCTTCTGTTTCTTCTGATGTTTCTTCAGCAACAGGCATTTCCATAGCTTCTTCTGCAGGCATTTCGATTTCCATCTCTTCACCTTCATCTTCAGCTTCGTCTTCCATGTCGTCGCCAGTTAATTCAGCAAAAGCAGCTTTTAGCTCTGCTAGTGCATCTTCAACATTCATCATAGCTTCTTCGGCGTCTGTTTCGGCACCTTCGTCGCTATCGTCGCCAGCTAATTCTGATGCAAGATCATCTTCAGCTTCATCATCGTCGGCTTCGCCAAACGCTTCTTCTGCTTCAATTTCTTCTTCTGCATCAGCGATATCTTCAATGAAGTCATCTTCTTCATCACTAACGTCGATTGTTTCTTCAAGGTCTTCTTCTTCGACCTTATCCTCGTCTTCTTCGATCACGTCTTCTACAGCAGCGTCTTCGTCGATTAAATCAGCGTAAATATTACGTGATTTTTCTACGAAAATGTCGTGTAGTAGATCGGAGGCCTTTTCGGTCTCCTCGTTGATCACCAACTCGAGGACTTGTTCTAGTTTTTGTTTACTATTCATTTGCTTTACTCCTCAATGATGACACAGCAATAATGTTACAAAGTCAATGATATTTAGTAACCAAAGCATTTTACTATGAAAAAAGCATAGAAAAACGCAAAAAGTGGTGTTTTTATGATCTGACCACCGTGCTAAGTATTTTATTCAGCTGATTTGCCGTAGATTTTACTGAGATTTTTTTGACGATCACTGTCTTCTAGCTTATCTAACTCACGCTTTTTGCGTAATTTATTAAGATGTTTCAGTGTTATTTTTGCTCTTCGTGTGTCATTTAGTTTAAGCGTATTGATTTTATCATCTTCCGCTTCGTATCTCTCATTTAATTCCTGAAATCTCATGTTTCATCTCCTGTTTCCGTATCAGCGTCATCGCCGCTAATTGGAGATTCTCCAGTGTCTAATGCATCTGCATCATCTTCTAGATCGTCATCAGTGTTTAAGTCGAAGTCATCCCCGCTGTCTAAATCGGGTCTAACTCCTACACTACTAAGGCCTGCGCCTCCTCCACCTGCATTGCTACCTGATGCATCTGGATTTTCTTCTAACCACTGGCTTTCATTGTCAAGGATCTCGTCCTCTGATAAGCCTAAGTATTTCTTAAGTATAAATCTACGTGATAGATATTCACTTCCGTCAACTTGGTTAAACACACCAGCACGTGCATTGTCAATTTCAATCTCTCTGTACTGGCTAAAGCTCTGTGGTTCAATAAATCGTAAATCAAACAAACTACTTTCGATTTGAAAGCCTCTGTTTCTCAAAAACAATTTAAATTCTTTATCAAATGTTGGCTGAATCATATTCTGCAAACGCTGACAATATTTTGTAAATCTAAATTCCTGAATAAATGCTGTACCTACACGGCCATCATTATATGAACTTGATCCATCTTCTGGGCCTGTTGGCAGGTAACTGCTTGGTACACGCAATGCTCTTAGCATTTTGTTTGTAAAGAAACGTAAATCGTCTATCTCACCTAGGTTTTGTCCGCCTGGTAAAACATCAACTTTACTACCACGTCCTTCAGCAGTTTGTGCAAAAAAGTAGTCTTCCATAATGCTTAGTGGATTGTATTGTGCATCCATTACATTCTGTCCGCCACCTGTTTTGTTAGGAATACGGCGTTGGTGTATTTCGTTCTTAACTCTTTCCACAAAGCCCATTGCTTTGTGTGGAGGCATGTTACCAACATCTACATAAAACACACGTCTTTCAGGCGCACGTTGTACACGGTAGATAATAATAGCATCTTCCAATAATTCTTTTTGTTTGTAAGTTTTAAAGATAGGATCTATTAT